GTTGTTCAATCAGTTTTTCCATAGTAACCCTTATTTATTGTTCTTTAAAAACTTAACTAATTCGTTTGTAGATCCAACAAAAATAGCTTTATCTACATTTAGATTTTTTGCGTTTCCTGCAAAACCATCTGCATTAGGTATTAAATCTTTGCGTTTTTTTTGCAATTCTAACAAATCTTTATTCATATCCGCAAGATTCTTAATTAAAGTTGCAGCTACTTCATAGGCACGAGGATGCTCTGATTCTTTAGCCACAGATAATAATTGGTCCATGGCTTGATTGCCTTTAGTAATTAAATCCTTCATATTGTTTCGAGCAAAAGTAGCATCTTCTTCAACCTGATTTGAAGACACAACTTCGGTAGATTCAACCTCTACAATTGGATTGATTTCAATAGGTTCGGTATTAAGAACTTTGGATAAATTATTATTCATTTTAGACATTATGTATTAGGCCATTCAGAAATTGTTTCAGAGAAACCAAATTCATCATCAACATTAGCTGTAATTGGATCAGGTGTGGTAATAATTAAAACCGCTCTTAATGGGTTTGTATCAACCCTAGTAACTGTATAAGAAGCATTACTTGTTGCACCAACTACAACATCATTCGCTTGAAGTAGTTTATTTAGGTTACTTATTACCAAAATACCGGTGTTTGAATTGCTAAAATAAGATACATCACCAGCTACATCTCTGGCTGTTACGAAAATAGTTTCCTCATCAGCGAAATAACCAGACCCGTTTGCTTTATCAACAAATACTTTTTGTGAAGTTCTTGATTGAGTATCAATGTAAATACTTGTGTTAGCTTGACGAATAATTTTGCCTGATTTAACTGGAGGCCAAATATAACTTTTAGCTGTAAATTCTAGGTTCCATATAATTAAACGCGTTGATAACATATCACCCTCATAATCAACTTCATTTGCCACAGAGGTTAATAACACAGGCATATCATATTTTTGATCCATAGATGGAACAAAATCTACAGTAACATTGAAATCAGGAGTAAAAAATGGTAATATTTGTTCAAGTATTTGTGTACCGTCTTCGGTGTTTCTTACATAAATTGACATTGAAAAATCAAAATTATATGGAATAGGCGAATATTGTGTCTTAATACCTGTTGCGGTATTCGCTGAGAAGTTTTGTAAAGTTGATACTTGCTTGCGAGAGGTATCATAACTCATTCCAGTCAACTCAAAGGATATACGAGGAACGACCGTGGCGACAGATTTAGTTAGGTTAGGGTCTGAAGTAATACGAGTTAAATATTTCTCTTTGGATCCATAGGATAAAGGAACTTTGAATACTTCTTTTTTAGTGGCTCCATCTAAAGTATACCTTTGTAAGGTAATATCGTTAAAAAGAGTACCAAAAGCCACTACGACTTTTCGTATTGTTCTATTATAAAATTGAGCATTACCTAACATTAATCACCACCAAACGGATTTGTTTCTGTCCAATCAATAATACCATCACTTTCAGCTTCAATGCGAGCATTATCTTGTATATCTTCAAAGGCAGTATTCATTACTGTCATTGTATCAACGGTACTAATTGTCCATTGAGCATTACTTGTATTGCCTTTTAATGTGCCTGAACCGAATGTACCAATTGTTCTATACACTTCAAGGTATGTATTTGGAACAAAATCGTAAACTAATGCTTGTGCTGTAGCGGATGATAAATTAGAACCAACATAAACAAACTCATCATTAACAAATTTGCCTGAACCAGCGCTAATTGTAATTTTTGTTCTTGGGTATTCATCACGGATTTGTTCATCAATTTCGGTAATACCTGTTTCAATAATCTCATTAGAGAATACAAATTGTTTAAGTTTGAGACCATAAACATAAACATTACCACCACGACCACGACCTAATGTATAAAACATAGCCTGGTCATTTTCATGTTCTACAAAAGTAATTTCAAAGAAGTTTTGCACCAAAGGAACATAAATTAAATCACCTTCATTTGGTCTTATTTGTGGAACAGTAGCTGCAAATCTACGGCGAGAAACAAGTAGTTGAACTTCATCACGAATTTCTAAACCAAATTTAGATATGAAATCGCCTTCGCCTTCCATACCAGTAACATTTTCCAAATACATCTCAAGTGGATAAGCCGCTACATATTGTTTGAGTGTGTCTTCACCAAAAATATAATCTACACTATCACGGCTACTTCTTGGAAGATAATAAACATCCATGCCATGAATCTTGAGGGATTCAATGACCAAATCTTCAACGAGCAACTGCTCTGAAGTTATGTTCCTTGGGAAATTATTGAAATAAAGATTGGAAGGCATTCATCACTAACCCATAAACATTTCACTAGGCAAGATATTGTAAGATTGCATTTCTTCTTCTATCTTGTCGATTTCTCTTTGTGCTTCTTCCATAATTCTTGGACCATCAAGTGTTACACCACCGGGCAGTTGAATACCAGCAAACTTACTTAAATTAGAACCCCATTGATACTTAATTTTAGCTGTTGTGTATTGTTTTAGAAACCTATCGTCCCAAACATCTGAATAACCTTCTTTAGTCATTGTATTAGCAGTCGCATTAGCACTTAATGTGTTGGCTGCAATACGAATCTCTGTTGGCGAATTAATTTTGCGAACTTGAACTTCTACACCATTACTCAGCGTAATGAAATCATTCTCAATAATTTCTTGGTCAAATATGGTAGATGTGCCAACAAGCGTATTAGATGATGTGTTACCTGATACTGTGCCAGTTAAAGTGATTGTATCTGGCTCTAACTTACGATAACATTCAATAATAACATACTTACCAACTTGTGCATCTCTTGACCAGTCAATATCAAGCATCAATTTATTTTGATGACGATTAAATCTAAATTGTGGAGTACCAGAGAATAATAAATTTAATGTGCGAATATGTTGCATGGTAATTTCATACGACACATAAGATACGGATGTAAAATCATATAGGTCATGTAAGCGTAATTGATAACGCAAGTCAAACATATTTACAGATGAATTAGAATCATCAAATGGTAAAACAGAGTGAACGAATATGACAGCATCTGGTGCATATATCCAGCGTCTATCAATATCTTCTTGTGTGAATTGATGCTTCATGTAAATCTTTTCACAACCATCAAAATGATAGTCATGGAAGAATTGAAGAGCATCATCTATACGGTCTTCTAATTGGTCATCATCTATATTTATTTCAATGACGGGGTGACCCAATCTTCGTAAGCAGTAATCTTTAAACTGCGCTCTGGTTGCTGGTTTTGCCATATTTTATCCTAAAGCAATCGCAAGTGATAATGCGTCACCAATAGAAGCTGCTAATTGACCACCACTATACACAGCATCAGCGTAAACATTACCTGTAACACCAACGCCACCAGCAACCTTTAATGCACCAGTTGTATTGGATGTTGATGCGGTTGTGTTTGTAACATTAACAGAAGTAACTGATACATTAATCAATGTTGGCGAAGTATTAAGAGTAACAGCACCAGTACCAGTAATACTATTAAATTCGTTATACTCTGCATCCCAATCTGCAGCTGTTGTTAATGTGGTACCAATACACATACATTGAACAGTAACACCAGGAATTACAGTTGCGACTAAATTTCCACCAGATGAATTGACAGTTAGATTACCAGTTGATTGATTTTCAATTGCATAGACCATACCCTCTGTTAATGTGCTAGTAACTGGTAATGTAATTGTTTGTGTAGTTGATCCTGTAAACCTTTGATAATGGTTACTTGCTGAAGTTAGTGTGGTTGTACCAGCTGCCGTAGCGGTATTGGAATAACCTTGTTTAATGTTATTAATAACTGGTAATGATAGTGTTGGTGCTGTATTAAGAACAGCTGAACCTGTGCCTGTAGAAGTTGTTACTCCAGTACCACCTTGTGCAACAGCTAATGTACCAGAAGTAATTGCAGCCGCAGAAATTACGATTGCAGTATTTGTTATTGCAGTTACACGGCCTTTTGAATCTGTAGT